CAGGATTGACTGCCTCATAAGTTTGTGTTGACGAATTGTACATAATTACGTACTTATCAGATACTGAATCTCCATTAAAATCTGAAAGATCTGAAAATTTTGCAGGCACAGCTGTTGCTCCTATACTAACACTAGATACTGTTAAAGAAGACTGGGTATCTAAAGAAATGCTATATTCTGAACTTGTTAAAGATACGTTGTATTCTGTCATGATGATACAGAATCATTAACTAAAACCATACCTTGAATAACTTTTGATACAGAACCTCCACTATCAGTCAACAAAACATCGTAGTAATTTCTTCCAGAACTTAATTCTGAAGTAACTGTGGATGCCATTGATATTATAACTTTTCCCGTTGCTTCAGTTATGGTTGATGCAAAAGATACTGAAGAAGATGCTGTTGGATGTTTTTTAATTTTTGCAGATATTGAAGAACTTGCCAAATTTGCAATCGATTCATCACTATTTGTTAGATTAAAAGTTGCCTCAAAGTCGGTTCCTTTATCTATTGTTAAATTTACCGATGTTGCTGCCATGACACACTTGTATTTTTAGTTATTTATCTTCGTTTTGTTTTTTCAAGAGTTTAGCTAATTCTGCTGTAGAACCAACAAAGAGTGCATTAGTAACATTTGTTGGACCTTTTGAACCTTTATCTTCCTCAACATCCTTTAGTTTTTTCTGAAGTTCCATTAATTTATCTGTCGCATCTGAAACACTTTTAATTAATTGACCAGCAACTTCATATGCCCTTGGTTGCTCCGTTTCTTGAGCTAACTCAAGAATACCATTAATTGCTTCTTGACCTTTTTCAATTATCGAATATAAATTTCCTCTCGTATATTCATAATCTTTTTGAACATCATTTGAAATCTTTTTTTCATCAGGTGTTATTACAGGTACATTCATGTCATTTTCTTTTTCAGGAACTATTTCTGCTTCTACATTAAAAGCATCGCTCAAATCTTCATACTTTTTAGTCATATTTTTTAATTACTTAACTTATAGTACCATCAAAACCAAAATCATCTCCAAATTCGACAAGTGCATTATCGGTTGCTGTAATTGGTTTTATCGGAGCACCACGAAGATGATCTGTAATAGTAGTGCCATCTTTACCCCTTTCCACTGTCATAGTATTGCCATCAATTCGAGTGACAAATATTTGCTCTCCTTCCAAATCAAGATACGTTTTATTTGTAATAGAACTTGCATCATCAACTTCAATAGATGTGTCTGTTTTTACAATATCTGATGTTAGATTGGTTAATACATCACCACTATAATTCTTAATTGCTCTTGGGACGGCCGTGTAAGAAAGATTTCTTGTGGTATTTGTAGTATCTGTACCAGTAATATAACTGATTGTTGAAGACTTGATAATATCCTTGGATGCAGAAGAAACAGGTCCAAAAAGATACGTCTTTGCACTAAACCTCAATGTGTAAAGAAGAACTCTTCTTGTAGAATAATCGCCCTCATAATCATCTTGCATTGTGACATTTTCTAAAACAATGGGAATATCCCTTTTCTCATTTATTCCAGATTCTACGAGAGTCACTGATAGATTATATGCTGGTTGAAAATATGGAAGAATTTGCTCAACTATTTGCAAAGCATCATCATTGAGTTTTGTCATAATACTCAATTCAAACTGCATATTATATGGAACAGGCATGAACGATTTCTTAACGTCCGATCCATCATTTGGATTTTTTACAACAAATTGTTGAGTTGCGGTAATTTTTCTAGAAGGATCATATGTAACACCAGTAAATTCAAATGACATTCTTGGTAGTGTCATTTGAGTTGGTTTATTTAAATCCGGAGATTGCTCAAGTCTTGCTAAAAACTTCTGTGTGGGCCCATATGCAAGAGGCACTTTCATTATATTAACAACAGAATCTGCAGAATTTGTCTGCCTAATTTCTATGCTGTTGAATAATGTTCCAAAAGCAATGATTGTTTTTCTAAAAATTTCGTGATAAAAATAATCAAACATTTCTACACTTTAGAGGGCCAATAAGTTCTATTTATACTTTATGCCTGACCAAAAGGATTTCCCTCTGAAAAGTCGATAATTGCATCAGCTTCTGTCTCTATATCATCATTACTACTAAATCCATCTGATGCCTCAAATTCAGTTATCGTTCTTATCATATAAGATGCTTCAGAATCTTCACCAACGACAGTTTCTCCGGAAACAAATTCTCCACTAGCAGAAGCAATTTCAAGAACACTAGTATTTACATTCCAAGATCTAACTCTTGCTGTTGTTCCACTAGTAGAACCTGTAATAACTTCATTGAAAATATAAGTTCCAATTCCAGACAAATATGGAGATCCTATGGTGACCGTTGGTGCTTCAGTATATCCAGTACCAGTATTTGTAATATTAATTGCAGTAATTGTTCCTGCAGAACTCACCACCGCAGTGGCAGCGGCTGATACTGTGGAAATTCCTGTAAACGTGACAGGTGGGGCAACAGTATAACCAGATCCAGCATTCGAAACTGTAATTGGACCAATAGAACCTGTAGATATCATAGAAGTCGCAGCTGCACCACTTCCACCACCTCCAATGAATCTAATTCCAGGTGCAGTGGTATAACCACTACCAGGATTAACTAAATTAACTGATTGAACAGACTTTGCGTTAGGATTAGTATTGTCTGTACATACAACAATACCACTAATCATCACTGCCGTTGCTATTCCAGTAGTTCCTCCAGAAGGTGCAGAGGATATAGCAACTGTTGGTGCACTTGAATACCCACCACCACGATTAGTGACTGTAATATATTGAATTGATCCATTTAACACTTGAGATATGGATGCAGTTGCAGTCACTCCTGCACCAACCATATTTAAAGTTTGTACACTACCAAATGAGACATAACCATCGTCTAAATTTGTTGAGATTCCTGTAAGAACATCATCAACTTCTGAAATACCCGTATCGAGGATATCATTTTGTTCCATTCTGAATAGTTCACATTTCAGAACATAAACATAGTTTTTTCTAAGTTGATAGAATGGTTTTTCGTGCTCAACAAACTTAATTTCAAAAATCCTATCGCCTAGTGGAAAATAAATTAAGTCTCCTTCTTTTGGCCGAGTAGTTAGTTTTACGTTAGACCTATCTTTGAGTAATGGTGATATATATTGCTCATATCTTTCTTTAGAAATTATCAATTCAATTTCATTTGTTGCTTGTATACCAAACTTTGAAAGGATAGTTGTATTATCACCATACCCTTCATAATTATTGACATATGCCTCAATAGGATGAGCCTGATCAAATTTTGATTGAATGACTTCTTGGATTATTGTCTTTTCAGTTGCATATTTTCTAGGAATATAATGTACTTCTACACCATACATTCTCAATTGCTCATTTATGAGATCTTGAACCAGACCTTGCTCTGTTTGCGACCCTTGTAGAAAAAATGGATTTAGCATAGCATTAACCAATCATATCTAATGGAGGAAGTTCGTATGTATTTGACATTTTTTCCATTAGGTCGTCTATTTCTTTTTGAGCATCATCATATAACTGTCTTCCATTAAGCTCCACACCACCGGGAAGTTTTACGCCTTGAAATTTAATTAAATTTTGGCCCCACTGTTTCTTAATCAGTGAAGTCACATATTTTTTCAAAAAAGAATCATTCCATACTTCAGAATATGAATTTGGATCTAAAACAGAAAAACAATCGATGATAAAAAAGTCTCCGGCATTTACCGTATTCCAATCAATATCCAAATAAAGTCTATCTTGTCTCTTATTATATCTAATTTGTTTTTGTGTAGTAAGTAAAAAATTAATATCTTCAAGATATGTTTTTACCATTGAATAAGATAAAAGTTCTGTCGAACCCCAATAATAAACGTCATTTAAAAATAATTGATATTTGGCACTAAACATATTGCTGGAAACAGCATTAGATCCATCAAAATGAAATATTTTAGTAACACCAATTACAGAATTTGGAATTTTTAAATAATTTGAATTTTCATAATAACTGAAAGTTGTTGCTGTACCAACAATTGTTTCTGTGGCAGAAGTCGTAGCGATACCAACACCTGTCGGGGCCTTTGCTTTTCCTCGATTTATGTCTTCTTCTGTTATTTGATATTTAAATAATGCAGGATATACACCATCAAAATGCCGTTCTTGAAAAAATTGAACAGCATCATCAATTAAGTCATCAATTTGCTCATCCGCAACATTAATTTCTAAAACTGGCGCTCCCAGTTTTCTTTTTGCATAATCTATTAACTCTTGTTTTGTGGATGGTTGCGCCATATCTATGGACTCTTTTTTGAATATTTATGGCATTTTAGCCATGTTGGTTAATACCTCTTGTTGCTTATAGTATAACTTAATATATGCTTTTAACATATTCTTAAGAGAATCAATGCAAGTAATATTATCAACTTCTTTAGAAATTTTAAAATATTCAAATTGCTTATTGATATTATCCAGTTGAATTGATTCAGGATCCATTAGTTAATCTCCTTAGTAAGGTTTTAATTTCATCTAGATCTTTTTTCATATTAGCAACTTCTTCCTCCATTTGCAAGGATTTTTGTTTTTCTTCGTTTTTTTTATTGCGACGTGCAATATACTGATCATATCCAGATTTATCTGTATTGATAATTGAATTTGTATGAGGGTCACGTCTCAAATTTGCATGACCCTCCACCTTAATTAAATCGCTCATAATACTTTATGCAAAACAAATGGTTCTTAGGTTACGAATTCTGGGGACATACACCTGATTGGATGATGCTGCCACCAGTTTTATTCTATAGAATCTGAATGATGGCAAATTAGAAACACTAAATTTATGCTCCTTGAAGGCCAAATCAAGAGATTCAAATGAACCATATGATGATGGTGAAACACGGCTGTCTGGTCTACCACTATTATTTTGTGAAGATATTATATTTCCTTGTGGATCAAGATTATCATATCCTGGGAAGGGAATGAATATTGGTTCAAAATTAGATTTATCACTGATAGCATAAAACACTCTTAAATCCGAGAACACATTGAGGTGTGCATCGAGAAGAACTTGAATGGAAGTTGATGAATTTTTTAGTTGAAGTTCTTTTGTGATGTAAGAGAAAGAAGATGGATCTTCTAATAAAGTATTCACTCTATTATCAGTATTAAAATCAGAAATTTGCGAATCAATTCTATTAGAGGTTAACACAACATTTATCCTTTCAAGATCAATAACAGGAGATACTAATTGATTATTAGTATTTAACTGTAATTGAAGATTGAATGATCTTGCTCCTGGAAGTTGAGAAATTGATGCATTTTCAAGTTCATTATTTCTAGAACAAATAATACTGGTATTATCGAGATAATTTACTTCATTTATTGTAACAGGAACTCTTGGTTGAACTACAAAAGGAAGATCAGATCCAGTTCCAGATCCATCATTAAGATTTGTTCCAGAGACTGTTCTAATTGAAGCTTTAATTGATGCTCCACTCACAGAAATATTTTGGACCATTGGTTTAATAATTTCAAAAGGCATATTTTGTGATGCATTAGTTATAAGTCCACCATCACTAGAAGTTTCTGTGAGATAAAGTTTTGGATAGCTGTTTTCATTGGTGTTTCTATCGGTTCCATCAATTCCCATATCAAGTTTTACATGATAACTATCAAATGTAATGGGTTTGGGTATAATTGTTTTATCCACATCACTAAGTAAATGTGTTTTGTTTATCCTTCTCAAAGAAACTCCATGAAATTCATACTTTTCAACTGGTGTTCCTAAGGGATAATCTCCAGGCAAATCTCCTCTAGTAATACCAGTAAGTTGACCTGCAGAAACTCCAGTATACGAAATAATTTCATTTTGTATCCTAGCATAACCTGGCATAGATGATGCAACTGAAACATTCTCAAATGTTCCAAATTGTGAACTATCATCAATTGAAATAGAATCGGTTGAAGAAGATGAATACGCTGCACTTAATTTTGTTGGAGACACATCAGAAATTACATTATTTAAAGCAACTCTATTAATTTCATGGTGCATACCATGATTTTTATGGTTTATTTTAAGATGCAAACCATCACTGACCGTAATAATATTATCGATGTATACACCACCACCAACATCATTTGCACCATTTAATGTTGTAGAAAGTCCTACACCATCTTTAATGGTATCATATCGAACAGATGAAATTCCTGAATTAAAACTTCCAGTTTGGAAATCTCCCTGAACATCATCAAGGATTAGCATATTTGTAGCAGCAATAGAAACGACTGAAAGTCTTCCATTAGCTCCAACTTCTCCAACATTTTCATTTCCAAGTTTTGGAACAGCTAGAACATCACCGACTTGATATCCTGTTCCCTCAACACCTGTTGTTACAGTTGCTGAAGAGATTACACCATCAGTAACGGTAATTTCTGCTGTGGCATCTCTTCCAAATCCAGTAACAGCAGTTACTGCAACACCAGTAAATGTAAAAGATCCGGAATTGGGAGTATAACCAATTCCACTATTGACAATAGAAAATGCTCCGTCTATAGAGCCAGCAAATCCTTTTAAATTTCCTGAAGCACTAGTTCCATCCTGCGTTACCGTATTTCCTATGCGGATATTGTCATCTTGTAAAGTTGATCCAATTCCAATTCGTACTTGCCTAGAATTTACAACCACAGAATCTTTCATTAACGTAGGAACATAGCCATCAGCATCAGAGAGGATTGGGTTATAGAATTCAACCGTTCCACTAGTGGCAAAATTGGCAACATATAAATTGAACTTGAGATCCTCCCACTGACTTGATTCCCATGCAGTGGAATTTTGTGACTTGAATAGTGATCCTAATGTAGGTTGAGTGCTAACAAATTCATCAGTTATTAAATCATTTTCTTTAACTCTAGATATTAAAACTTTATATGATGTAGATGCTGACATTAATATTAAAGCGTATTCTTTTCCCGGACTCAAATAAACTGGACCTGGCAAATTAATTCTTGTGGGAATAGATCCATCTGGTGAAACCTGAATCTCTGATGGTTCGATATATACTTCAGAACCTGGTATAAACACATTAGATTCTGGATATCCGTTGACAACATTTCTTAATTGAAAAATTACAGGGATTCCATCAGGATCAACTTGAGAGAAAAAGACATCTAAAGAAGTTAAGAACAGTCCACTAGGTTCTTCACATAAGAAAGTTTGTGCGATGGGGTC